AGCCAAAACATACCAACCAATAGAGGACTATTTTAATAATAACACAACCACGGCCACAGGCGATGAAATTGAAAAGTATGCCGACTTAATTTTACCTTATAACGAGTTTAATCGCTGGGCGTTAAAAAAGTGGCTCGTAGGTGCAATCCACAACTGGACGAGCCCGAACGAACACGAGGAAGTCAGCCCTTTAGTTTTGGTCCTATGCGGGCAGCAAGCAAGCGGTAAGACTTCTTTTTTTAGAAATATGCTGCCCAAAGAATTAAGAAGGTACTTTATTGATGAAGCCATGGAAGAGGGCGGTAAAGATGTACTAAAACGTATGGCAACGTCAATGATTATGCTTAACGATGAATTTGGAGGAATGGCACACAAAGACGTTAAGAATTTTAAGAAAATAACCGAGAAAAATAAAATAACCGTTCGACTACCATACGGGCGTTTAGACGTAGATTTAAAACGTAGGACTATGTTATGTGGAACTACGAACGAAAAGAGCGTACTGAAGGACGAAACAGGCAACAGGAGAATATTACCAATATCTTTTGAAAGCGTCAAGTACGATGAGGCGGTTGAGTTCGACAAAGATGCCTTATTAAAATGCGCTCACAATCTTTATTTAGAAGGGTTTGAATTTCGTGTTTTCTCCAAAGACGATATTGAATACTTAAATCAAAACACGGTTCAAAATTTAGAAATTGAGGTTAGTGAGGATTTATTTTTTAGCCGTTATTCGTTCGAGCAAAACGAAGACCATAACGAGGAAGTTATTTTAAACCAAGGCGAAATTTGCAACGAAATGAATGTACAATTTTCTTATAAAGCAACAAAATACGACATCAAAAGAATTTGTGTAAAGCATAAAATGGAATTAAAAATGCATCGTATTGGCTCAAAAACAAAAAAAGGGTACAGATTATTTAAGAAAAACGACTTCCAAAAGGTTCAGGAGACACAAGAAGTCCCGTTTTAAAAGTAAACAAAATGATTAAAAAAGTAAACAAAAAGGGCTAAAAGTAAACAAAAGTAAACACAGTTTTGATTAAACACGGGGCTTAAGCTATCAATGTTTACTTGTAGCCTATAAATATTAACTTTAACCTTATAGAAATGCATAAATACACACACATCACACATAATGACATATTATATACATTATAGAAATAAGTTTAAAAAACAAAAGTAAACAAGGCTACAAGTAAACATTCGTTTAAAATCAATAACTTACAAAACACTAAAAGTAAACATTTTATCATGAAATTAGAAAATATTAAAAAAAAGAGCCTAAAAGAACTTCAAAATCTAGGTAAAAAGTCAGAAGCAACGATCCAGAAAGAGATTGTAAACTTTTGCAAATTAAATAAAATATTAATTTTTTGCGTGCCAAACGAAGCAACCAGAAGCAATAGTAAATTTATAGGTATGGGTGTTTTAGCAGGCGTTTCTGATCTAGTATTGATTTTAAAAAATAGAGTTATATTTGTAGAATTAAAAACCCACAAAGGAATCCAGAGCGAAAAGCAAAAAGAGTTTGAAGTTAAAATTTATAATTTGGGGCATCAGTATGTTATAATTAGATCACTTGAAGAATTTAAAAAATTACTATGAAACAAAAAAAGCCAACTATTGAACAACTTGAAAAGGAAAAGCAATCCACAACTCCCGAACGTCGAAAAGAAATACAAGCTTATTTGGATTGGTTTTATTACGGAATTAAAATTTAACAAACTTTAACACTTTCAAAGTATTGAAAATGTAAATACATATTGTATATTTGTATCAGCAATAACGCTAAAACAAAAATATAGGGATTATGAAAACTACATTTAAAATTATTAGAAAAGTTTACGGACAAGAAATGAATAATGCAAACGGCAAAACTTACAATACTAAAGAAGACGCAAAAAATGCAGGTAACTCTTGGGTAAATGATTGTACCGTTCACGCAGAAATCAGAAAGGGACGTTATTTTGATGTTATAGAAGCATAATGAGCAAGCAACCAACAGAAAAGCATTTAGCAACATTTCGACTTTCAAAAGATTGTCGGGATAAGCTTAAGCAATTAGCAGAATATCAAAAAATATCACAAGCAACCATCATTGAAAATTTAGTAAAAAATGAAAATATCAAAACTACCTAAAAACTAAAATCCAACAGTAAATTTATTAATTCACAGAGGGACACCAATGTACCTCTGTAAAAAAATAATTCACTATATTTGCTTAAATAAAAAACTTTATATTATGAAAAAACTATTATTTATTTGTGCTATTGCTTTGAGTAGCTGCACACCAGAAGATACAAAAACCGAATGTAATTGTAATGCGATTACAACGGTTAACGATGTACCTAACGGGGAAACTTACTATTACGGCAATGATTGCAGCGACGACGGTAAATTGTTATTTGAGTTTTACGAACCAGGTTATGTAAGCAGAAGAATTGTAAAATGTGATTAAAACGTAAACTAAAGTAGATTAGACTAGTATGGCAGCACCTAAAGGACAAGAGAAGAAAGGCGGGAGGATAAAAGGCACGCCAAACAAAGAAAATAAATCTATTCGAGATGCGTTTCAATTGCTTGTGGAAAATAATATTGAAAAGCTACAAGCTGATTTTGATTCGTTAAAAGAAGTCGAAAGAATTAAATATACAATTGAACTTGCTAAATTTTGCCTACCAACTTTAAAGGCAATTGAAATGCAAGGCGAAATTAAAACAATAGTAAGGCAACCTATTGTCTTTGTAAAAAAATGATAACATTTTCAGAAAAATATCATCCCTTATTTGAACTTTTAAACGGTATCTATCCAGAAGTAGATACCGTTCTTATTTCAGGGGGCAGAGACAGCGGAAAAACGTTTGCCGTTACTTGCTTTGTTCCTTTGGCCGCGGCTGACTACAACCACCGTATATTATTTACACGACAAACAATGTCAAGTACCGACCGATCAATTACTTTAGCCCTTGACAACCGTATGGAATTGTTAGGCGTTGAGGATGAATTTACATTTGCAAATAACGATTATAAAACCAAACATAACAAAGGGTTAATCTCTATCACGGGTCAGAAAACAAGTGTAGGAACTCAAACGGCAAAGTTAAAATCTTTGGAAGACTATTCTATGTTCATAACAGAGGAAGGCGAAGAGTTGACTAATTATGAAGAATGGAAAAAAGTAAAGCGTTCAGTCCGTGCAACAGATGTACAAGGACTTTCAATGATTGTATTTAATCCACCAACCAAAGCGCATTGGATGTACAAACAATGGTATAAAGCAATGCCAGAAGGCTTTAACGGCGTTGTAGGTAAAATAATGTATATTCACACAAATTACCTAGACAACGGTAAAGAAAATATGTCGCCTTCAAATTGGGAGGATTACGAAAGTTTACGTTTGCTTTATGAATTATATTTGTCAACTGAAAAAGACAAACGAGCCGATTTAAGCAAGAAAATAATCAAAGGGTATAAAGAGTACAAGAATATTGTTTTAGGGGCATTCAGGGACACAGCAGAGGGCGTAGTATTTGATTATGAAATTGGGGAATTTGTTTCAAATGAATACGAAGATACATTTGGTATGGACGTGGGTTATAATGATAGTACGGCAGTTGTCAAGGTATCAGTTGACAAAAAGCAAAAGAAAATATACTTGCAAGAAGTGTTTTACAAATCAAATCAAATCCCTGATACCATTGTAGACGCAATCAAACCAATTGTAGGAACTAGCCGTATATGGTGCGACAGTCAGGCAAAAATGTTTATAAAAGATTTGGCAAATAGAGGATTGAATATTAAGCCGTGCGAAAAGCCAAAAATTAGAGATTCTATTATGTCTATTTTAAATTATGAGTTAATTGTAACAGCGTGTTCAAAAAATCTTATCTTTGAATTAAATAATTATAAATGGTCGGACAATAAAAAGGACGAACCAATAGATCAATTCAACCACGCAATAGACGCTTTTAGATATGCAGCTATTATTAAAATATCACGCAAAACACCAATGCCGTTATGAGAAATCCCATAACGGAAAACACTAATATTATTATGAAAGACGAAATAATTGATGCAAAAGTAATTGATGGAATTATAGTAATTAACTTAATAGTTGATGAAGAAAAAAAAAGAATAATGCTAAGCGCAAAAGCCGTATTAAAATTAATAGATAAATTATGAGAAATAAAAAAATTATTTCAGATTATATGAGTGAAAAAAACGTAAGTGGTGAAGTTTTGCCACCGTTTGAACTACCAACGCAAACAATGCAGTATATTCATTGGCTAGAAAAAAAGTATTTACAGGCAAGATCAATTAGGGTATTGTTTCAGAAAGATGAAATGGCAATTAATAAATTTAAATTAAAAAATAAAAAAGTATGACAGCAAATGAAACAAAAAAAATTCATCTATGTAGATTTTTTTCGTATTTGAAAACCGAATACCGAAAGCTCGAAAAAAAGGAACTAAAGAAAAAAGAAACTTTAAAAGAATTATTTGGAGATGCAGAAACAAACTTGGAAAAGCTTAAAGTTATTTTTGATTATCAAAATCTTTTATAAGATTAACGTAACTTTTAAAAACGTAGGAAGGTTTATCGATCTTGAAACATTTATAAAAGATGAGGACGACAAAGCATTCATAAAAGCAACCGTAACGCCACGACTTTGGTTTTTGACGATTCCAGATTACGTTAAGCGTTACGCAGTTGCTTTGTATATTCAAGAAGCCGATGAAGTCAAAGCTAGTTTTCCGTGGATCTACAGCCCCCCACAGTTCGCCAACACAAGCGAAATAACTCAAGGAAGTATGGAGCGTGAAAACTTTTCACTAACATACGGAGGTTATACCGAAATGGTATATCTTTGTGCTATCTTTGAGGCGGTTAGTCCGCAAGTTATATTTACATACGATACGAAGTACTTTTTATTTTGGAGCGAATATTTACTTAGAAAAAGAACAGTGGAAAATTTAAAATAATATGAACGAACTATTTTTATTAACGCAATTTTTGGTTAACATGTTTGGAGACAACGACTTGGTAAATACCATTTCTTTAGTTGAGACAAAGAACATTGACAACAATAAAGAAAATATCTATTGCCTGGTCAATATAGACTATTTAGAAAGTGAGACTTTACCAGATGCGATAATTGCTAGTTATTTAATTACAGTGGTTCAGCAGCGAGATATAAGGCCAAAAAAGACAGATAGCAAGTTACGACTAGATACAAATCTAGTTGATAATTGGGCAGAAACTTTGGCGGTTATTTCTAAGTTTTTAAATCAAATGCGAAGTAATAATTTTGAAAATCACATTGAATTATTTAGCAATACGCAATCAAGAAAGCTAGAAAATTTTAATAAAAACGGACTAGATGGTCACCAAATTACGATAGAATTAGCAATGCCAAATCTAGGTTCAGGATGCTAGATGAAGCAGGCATTCGAGCAGTTGCTCAAAGCATAGTTGACCAATCAAAGTCAACCGCTAGAATTGATACTGGAGCGTTAAAACGTTCTATATCTTTTACATACGTCCGTGAGCAGGTTATTTTTAGAATGCTTTATTACGGGCAGTTTGGCAAAAATTCAAAGCTAGAAGCAAATGCAAGGCGGTTAATGCCGTCGGGGGTCAAGTGGAAAATTATATATACCGAGTTTGGCGGTGGTACTTTTGAAGTTGGAGTAACTCAAACAGGCAGAAATTCAACTAGAAAAATAATTGATTCAATAACCAGAAGTAGCACAACAGCTGTTACTTCATTATTAAACAGAATCCGTGGCAAAAAGAAGGACTAGACAACAAATAGATGCCGACAAAATAATTAAGGCGCAATTAAACGAATTGGGAGAAAAGGTTTTCCAGCAAGCTAGAAATAATTCAAGAGTAGATACGGGGCGTTTAAGAGATTCCGTAAATTATATGGTTAAGCCTGATACAACTTTGACGGTTGCACAAGTTTTTTATGGTAGATTTCAGGACCCAAACGAGTTGGAAGTTGCAATAAACGCAAACGTAGACGAAACGATAAATTTAGTAGTCAAAGAAATAGTAGACCAAATAACGCAAAATTATGATAGTTAAAAAAATTGAGGTAATACATTTTTCGTCCGTTCAGCCTTTGTCAAAATTCATTATTTATTTCACTGATACAATTACGGGTATCTCAAATCAAATATCTGTTACTAATCAAACGGGCGGGACTTTTTCAGCCACGGGGTTCAACAACTATTTTGTTGCCAATGCATTATTTGATGCGAATTTGTTTACAGCTCAAATAACAGGAACTTCTGTTTTTACTTTTCAAGGTAGATTATCAAACATAAATATTACAGATTATAAAGGTTTTAATGCAAATAACGTAGAAATTGCAGGCGGCTTTAATTTTTCTATTAGAAATGTTACCGTTCCAGACGTTGCACCCGTGCCACCAATTTTACCTTTAGATGTTCGCACACCGATTGACAACGAAAGCAAAATATTATTTGTTAATGATTTAGTATTTGTAAGAGAGCCAGCAACTTTGCAAACAAAATCAATTTTAATTAATCTTTACATTTGGGATGGTCTGCAAAATAAAGTCATCAACCAGCCAACAGGAGAAGGTTTGTTTAAAAACAAAGTCAGCCAGTCAGATAATTATATTTACCTTGAGTTTTCGGGAAACATTAAGCCTTTTATAAATCCAAAATTTGCGTATAATAGAGCGGCACCCGCTGCAATTACAAATCAGGGCGTATTTTTGCAAGCTAAAATAACATTAACTAATTTTGACGGGAGCCAAACCAGCCGTTATACAAATACGTTCTTTTGTACCCTAGGTTATAGATGGAACTACGAGCAAAATTTAATAGGAAATAACGGTGTGCAAAATTACGGTGCATCAGGTTTTATAGTGCCAGTCGAAAAATGGTTTAATCCAAAAATACATAATTACTTTGACCAAACTTTTAATTTTACCCGAACAGTTGCTTTGGCCACAACTGCAAATGTTATAAATTATGTTGCATTAACGCCAACTAAATTAAGATGTACATTAGACCCGTGCTTACTTGTGTTTATTGATAAGCGTGGCTTATGGGATACATTTACGCCGCACGGAAAAAAGACAGCAAGCGTAAAAGTAAATAGGACTATTAGTAATATTTCACATCGGGACCCGTCGCAAGTTGACAATACCTTTATACACTCAAAGCAAATCACTTCTATTGATGCCGAGCAATCTTATGTTATAAACACGGGTTCGCTAGACCAAAATATGACTTCGATAATAGAGGAATTGATTTATAGTCCAATAGTTTATTTGATTAATTTCAAAGGAGATTTTGAATTGGTTACAACGGTTGGAATTACAATTGATAACGCAATAGTAAGCATTGACAATACTAATATTTCAATAGACAGCCAAAGCATTACAGCCGAAGCAATTGGATTCTTTAAAACTCATCAGCAAATACCAGTTGTAATAACCGATGAAGATTTCACACGTAAAACAAGGTTAAATGATAGGATAGCAATTGATTATAATATTAAGTTAGATGAAACAAATAATAAGATAAACAATATAAGGTAATTATGACAATACAAGAAACTAAAAAAAATTTTGATTTAATGATTGCAAATATATTAGATAAAAACGATGAAAAGTTAATTTTGTATCTAGGGAAATCAGATTTTAAAGAAAAGGAATACAAAGGATACGAGGTTAAACATATTTTTATTGAAGAGCAAAAAAAACCTTTGCTTTTTAATAAAAAATCTAAATATCATAAATAAAAATAAATGATAACAGAAGTATTTGTCTCACTCGATGGCTTGAATTACAGCAAATTAGACCTCATAAAAGATGAGAGTATTCCGATGAGGTACACTTTTAAAGATACTCAAGATATTAGCAAGGTATTTTCGCCCTATTCTTTGAACTTTACCTTTGATGCAACGCCTAATAATCTACATTCATTGGGATATTTTGGTAATACGGACGTAATTAAGCCTTCTGATTTGCGAAAAGTACCTACAAAAGTGTATGTAAATAGCATTTTAAACCAGACTGGACTGTTAAAATTAGAAAAAATAGTCTATAAAATGGGTAAACCTGCCGTTATTACTGCAAGTTTTGCGACAAATTTGACAAATTTAAAGGATAAGATCGGAGACGACACTATAAACGAACTAGGAAGTCTAGTAATTAATTGGAATCCCGCAACCGCAAAGAATCTACTATCTAGTATTCAGTCAAATAACATAGAAGGGATCCCAATTAAATACTTTGTGCCTCTAGCATCAACAAATAGAGTATTCCAATACAATGCAGACGGCACAGGATTAGATAACGTATTCTTTAATCCTACAAATTTACCTACGTCAAACAAAGTTTTAAAGGCAAATGAGTTGCGTCCAGCAATTTCATTTAGCACAATAGTCGAATTAATTAAATTGAAATACGGTTTACAAATTGTTTCACCGCTCGAAAACCGAACGGAATACAAAGATGCCTACATTTGGTGTATGGGTCAAAATTTCGGAAGCAAAACGCAAAGCAAATTTATTATTTTGCAAAACGCGACTACTTCAAATGCGGGATTTATAATTAATTTTAAAAGCTCAACCGATAGCGTAAAAGTCAAATTAAACGGGGCTTTGCTTTTAGGTAAAATTTTGCAGCAAATAACTTTCGAAGGAATAAATTATTTAACCGCGTCAAATAGCGAATGCACGGTTAGGATATTTCGAGTTGGAGAAGATTTTCCAATTAAAACACAAACTTTTACTTTAACGCAAAGCAGTGAAACAATCAATGTATTTTTAGAGACTGTTTTTTTTGATGCAAACAATGAAATTGAGTATTTTATAAATTTGGAATTTACAAATGCAATTAGTTGGAGCAATGCTATTTTAAAAACTAGATTAGTCCGAAGCATTTTTTTAGCATTGGAATTAACGCAAAATATAAACAACTTTTTACAAATGGGAGGATCAAAAATAGACCTCATCAAATCTTTGCCAGAGACAAAAGTCATTGACTTTTTAACGAGTTATTTAAAAGCTTTTAACATTGCGATTTTAGACGTAAACCCAGATGATGACAGTTTGTTTTTCTTTACTCCTGAGGATATTCTAGCTAACAAAAAAGAAGCTACTTATGTTGCGGATATTTCAGACGTCGAAAAGTCAACGCAAGACGATTTCAACTATTATATTTTCAAACACGCTGACAGCAATTTTAAAAGCAACGTTGATTATAAAATTGGAGCGGGCTTAGATTATGGATTGACTGCCTTCCCAGAAATTAAACCACCAAACGCAAAAGAATTTAAAATTGAAACTGATTTCACAATCATTCCAACCGTAACTATTACAGGGACAAACACCACAACTATTTACGGGTTCGAAGGAGGACAACCCGAAATATTAGATAGTGGCGAAGCACGTTACACGCCAAACTTTGGCGAGTTGGTTTTGTTTTACTCGCATGGCAACAAACCGTTAAACGCATTGTTTGGCGTTCAAAGTTCTTTACAAAGTGGGATTTTACAAACTCAAAGTATTTCGTCTTACATTCAAGTTTTGCCCTACACAAGTGACAATAAAAGTTTTGCATTTTCGGTTTTGGTAAATAATAACATAGCATATCGAGACAATTTATTTAGTCGATATTACGCTGAAATTATAAAAAGATACATTGATCAAAATGTAATGAAACAAGAATTTACGCTATATTTGAACGCAAATGAAGTGCGCGATTTTAGGTTAGAAAATGATATTATAATTGGCGAAAATAAATTTACAATTGTAGATTCCACTATTGACATCACAACAGGCAAGACTAAATTAACATTACTTAACTACTAATGGAAGACAAAGAACAAAAAATAAAAATTCAGTTTGATACCAATGCAGACGAAGTAGGGCAAAAGGTTGATGGATTAACGGGCAAGCTAGATACAACCGCAAAGACGACCGAAAACGTAGCAAATTCGCAAAAAGCAGCAACTAAAAGCAGTAAAGATTTAAGCGGTGGAATTGAAGGTTTAGGCGGTCCAATCGGGGGAGCTATTAGTGGATTCAAAGCTTTGATTAAACAAATGTTTTTGCTAATTGCAAATCCTTTAGTTGCTACTTTTGTACTAATAGTTGCTGCACTTGCTTTGGTATTTAAAGCTTTTACTTCAACAAACGAAGGAGCTGATAAATTAGACCAAGTATTAGCAGGACTATCAGCAGTTATTGACGTATTGCGTGACAGATTTTTAAAGTTAATTTCTTTAGATTTTGTAGGTGCATTTGGTGGAGTTGGCGATGAAATATCAAAAGAATTTAAACAAGCGGCTGACTTAGCAAAAGCTTTGCAAGAGGTAGCGGATGCTAGCCGAGATTTAGGCGTTTCGCGGGCAAAATTAAATAGGGATTTAGCGACTTCAAAGGAATTAATCACAGATGAAACGGCAAGTTACGGCGACAAAAAGAAAGCAATTGAAGAGGTAAGGATAGCTGAGGGAAAACAAACCGAACAAGAACTAGCAAACGCTAAAAGAAAGTTAAACGCTATAATTACAGAAAATAATTTGTCCGACAGTAGCGATGAAGCTTTGCAAAAGCAAGCCGATGCAGAAACCGCAGTTTTTAATTTACAACGGGAGCAATCCGAAAATAAAAGATCGTTAAATAGATTAGATAAAAAAGCAGATAGCGAGGAAAAAGGACGCCTTAAAGAAATAACTGATGCAAAAACCGCAGCATTTAAAGAAAGACTAGCTAAACAAAAAGAAGCACACAAACTAGAAGTTGAAGAACAAAAAAGACAAAATGATGCGTTAAAAGCGTTAGAAAAGGAAAAGACAGATGCCGAGCAAAACTTAATTAAATTCCTGCAAGACTTAAACGACAAAACAGAAGAGGAAAAGTTAGCGCGGCAAAAAGAAAGAGCTAATCAAGAAATTGAAATACTTAAGCAAAAAGGAATTGATACCGCTGCAATCACTATTCTAAACGCTGAAAAGTTCGCTACTTTGGAGCAGGAGTTGGCAGACAAAAGAATAGAAGAACAAAAAATAAAAGACGAAAAAACGGCAGCCGATA